AAGCTCTTAAGCGTCGTTGGTATGTAAGGGGAGGTTCTTTCTTGCGATACGCTGAGTATGCACGATATTCGATGTATCCTGTCATAAGAACTGGATGGATTACTATGGAGTTTTCTGAGGGTAAGGTGAAGTGCTGGGAAAATTAAATGTATCTTAATGATGAGTACAAGCCTAAGAAAAATGGGAAAAAGACTAGGCAAGGAGAAGGAAGATGTTCAAAGTTTGGTATAAAAGGAAGTAAGAAGTATTATCGTAAAAAGAAAAGAGGACAAGGATGAGTAAACATCCAAATAGAAGCCCTATAACAAAACATCATCTTATACGTTCAATAAAGGGTTTGGTGAATTGGTCTCAAGTATCAAGTTTAAGACAAGATGATTTAGAGAGGGTCTTCGAGGATTATATCGAGTATAAAAAGGATATGAAGGGTTTTAAGAAATTCATAGATGGCAAATATAAACAGCCAAAACGTAAACGAAGCCGAAAAAGCACTACTCCTAGCGAGTAAAGATTTAATAGCGTTTGGTAAATTATTCTTACCAGATGACTTTATGCGCTCTGAGACTCCAGCCTTTCATTACGAGATGGCTGATTCTATTGATGATAAAGAGGTGAAGCAGCTTGCTATTATCTTACCCAGAGGGCACGGTAAAACTGTCCTAACCAAATGTTCAATCATTAAAGATTTTGCATTTTGCCCTAAAGATGATATGCATTTCTATGCTTGGGTGTCTGCTACTCAGAAATTGTCAGTAGGCAATATGGATTACATCAAATATCACTTTGAATACAACGAAAGAATAAAGTATTTCTTTGGAAATTTAAAGGGTAGAAAATGGACAGAGGAAGATATAGAGTTAGAAAATGGCTGCAAACTTATTTCAAAATCTAATGTCGCGGGAATTCGTGGAGGAGCGAAACTCCATAAACGGTACGACCTCATATGCCTTGATGACTTCGAGCACGAACAAAACACTATCACAGTTGATGCTAGAGCTAAAAATGCTAATCTGGTCACTGCTGTTGTATATCCCGCTCTTGAGCCTCATACTGGTAGGCTCCGTGTTAACGGTACTCCTGTTCATTATGATTCCTTTATCAACAATCTTATCATTAATTTTGAACGTAATAAAAAGAAAAAAGAAGAATTTGCATGGAAGGTAGTCACATATAAAGCCATACTCCCAAATGGGAGTGTGCTTTGGCCTTCGTTTTTTCCATCTAGTAAGTTAGAAGAGAAGAAGAAGTTTTACAGAGATTCAGGACAACCTGCGAAGTTCTTCCAAGAATATATGATGGAAGTTCAATCAGAAGAGGACTCTGTATGGAGAAGACAACATATAAAATATTGGGAGGGATTTTATGAAAACGAAGAAGGCGTTAACTATATACATATCGACGGGGAAAAGATTCCTGTTAATACGTTCATCGGTTGTGACCCTGCTACTGATATTGACACTAAAGACTCTGATTTTAGCGTTATTATGGTTATCGCTGTGGACGTTAATAATAATCTATATGTCCTAGAGTATGAAAGACATCGTTCTATTCCAACCATAGGGGCAAAGGGACAAGATGGGGAACCTATAGAAAAGAAAGGTGTAGTAGATTATATTATAGAACTTTATAACAAATATCATTGTACATCTGCTACGGTTGAAGATGTGGCTATGAACCGTTCAATTTTCCAGGCATTAAATGATGAAAGAAGACGTATAAATCGTTTTGATATTGCTGTAATTCCTGAAAAACCAGGGGGGACTAATAAAAGAAACAGAATTTATAGTGGTTTAAGTGGTAGATTCAGTATGGGAACAGTACATATAAGAGAGAATATGTTTGATTTAAGCAACGAAATACTTACTTTCGGCCCTAGAATGGCTCACGATGACACCATTGAAACACTTTATTACGCAAATTTGCACTCATTTCCACCTAATTATTCTCAGAATAAAGAGAAAAAGTGGTTTAAACCAGTAAGAAAAGCAAAGAATTGGATAGTAGCATGACGCAAGAGAGCTTAAAGCAGAAACAATACAAAGGTTGGTTAGATTCTGATGTAGATGATACAATCTCGTATCGTGAATATGTACCTGGAGTTGATGAAAAGGGAGGTTATAGTAAGTGGTCACCCCATCCCAGAGCAAACGTTATGACTAGAGAAGAGAGGAAGCATCATAGAGATAATCAAGGGACTCGCCGTACATCATTACAGGCGATGGAAACATACTCAGAATTGTGGAGACGACATTATTCAAAGTTTAAAACCCACGGATGGTCTCCAGGTGGAGAGAAGGGTACAGACATTAAATCTCTTCAGTCAAGATTATCAAGATTAGGATATGATTTAGGGCCGACTGGAGTCGATGAAACATGGGGAGATTATACAGACAAAGCTTATAAAGAATATGAAAGAGATTGGTTTCAAGGATTTGCCGCTGAAGAAATTATAAAGAAAAATACTTATAATAAAAAAGTAAAAGATTTTTTAAAAAAGAGACAGAATTCTGTAGAAGATAAACTTATTGACTCTATGAAGAGTAAGAGCAATTATTAGCTTTGATTAGCATCCCACAAATACAATCTCTTGTAAAGCAAACTTGTCTAAGGATGGGGACTAGATTCGCAACTGACGACGCAGTTCAACTTGTTGTTGCGACTGGGATTGTAGAAAGCAGATATGAATATATTCGACAGTTAGGTGACGGGCCTGCTAGAAGTTTCTGGCAAGTAGAGCCCGCAACCTGTGTAGATAATTTAATGCACTATCTTAAACATCGCCCAGGTTTAATGCAACAATGTGCAGCTGCTAGTTATGTAGATGTTAAACATTGGCAAACCTTCGAGGAATCAACATGGGGAGAAATATTGGAAAGAAATATAGCTGCTGGTATTGTTCATTGTCGTTTAAAGTATTGGAGAGTTCCTAAGAAGATGCCTAATACTATAGAAGGACAAGCAAAATACTGGAAAAGATATTACAATACAGAGCAAGGAAAAGGCGACCCTCAGCATTTTATAGATGTCTGTAGAAAGTATTTAGTATAATGGCAAGAAAAAGTAATAAAGTAAAAGCAGGAGAGAACTACCAACTTTGGAATAAGGCTAATACGGCTCAAAGAGGTAAATGGCAATTTGTAGCCCAGCGGGGTTATGATTTTTATTTAAATGAGCAACTGACGACAGAGGAAAGAAATGGATTGAGAGAGTCAGGAATGCCTGATTTTATTATCAATAGAATCACTCCAATAGTTGAAATTATGAAGTATTTTGTAACTTCTAATAACCCTAGATGGAAGGCTGTTGGTTCTGAGGGCTCAGACACAGATGTTGCCCAGGTTCATTCTGAGATATCTGATTACTGTTGGTATTTGTCTAATGGTAAATCTCTTTATTCTCAAATAGTTTTAGACGCTCTTACCAAAGGGATAGGATATTTTCATATAGATGTTAATTCTGATGCTGATAATGGTAGAGGAGAAGTAGAGTTTAAAAGAATAGACCCATTTGATGTATTTGTAGACCCTGTTTCTAGAGACTTTTTATTTAGAGATGCTGGTTTTATTACTGTTAGAAAAGTTTTATCTAAGGCTCAATTAAAGTTATTACTTCCTGATTATTCCTCAAAAATTGAAAGGGCTACAGGCTCTGTGAGTGTTTCTTCTTATTCTGAGACGGATTTTAGAGACAGAGATAGTATTGTATCTGAAGATATTGGTGGAACTTTTAAAACTTCTGGGGAGGATGAGGATTTAATTTCTTTCTTTGAATGCTATAAGAAAATTAAAGTTCCTTATCTCGCATTAATGGTGAGAGCAGTCCCAACTCAAGAAGAACAAGAAGAAGCCCGTGAATTATTAACTGTTAAAATGAAGGAGTTTGAACAAGAGGTTCAGGTAAGTCTTCAGGAACAATTAACCGCTATCCAACAATCATTAGCTAATGGTGAAATTATTGAAGAGAGAGCTGTCCTAGAATCCCAAAAAGCACAAAAAGAGGCTCAGAAAGCTATTGATGAACAAAGACAGCGGGTACAGTCTGAGGTGCAATCAAAGTTAGAGAGGGTGGAAAGAAAGGTAGTATCAAAACGAGAATATGATATAATGTCTGAGAACCCTAGCATTGAAGAAAGAATTGTTAGTGCAACTCCATT